CCACCGCCTCACAGTTCCACCGCATCATCACCCCGGCCAAGGGCGATCTGTCGAAACAGGCCCGCAAATACGCCCAGGAACTGGTCGCCGAGACCCTGCTGGGCGAGCCGCTGGACAGCGCCATCGACAGCCTGCAATGGGTGGCGCGCGGCAAGCTGCTGGAACCCCAGGCGGTGCGGCTCTACGAGTTCACCACCGACCGCGAAACCGCCCCGGCCGGCTTCATCACCAGCGATGACGGGCGCTGGGGATGCAGCCCCGACCGCCTGATCGAAGGCGCGGCCGGCGGCCTGGAGATCAAATGCACCGCGCCGCAGACCCACATGGGCTATCTGATCGACGGCGTGAGTGAGGAGTACCGCCCGCAGGTGCAGGGCCAGTTGCTGATTGCCGAACTGGACTGGGTGGACCTCTACGCGTTCCACCCGACGCTGCCGCCGGTGCTGATCCGCACCGCTCGCGACGAACCCTACATCGCGAAACTCCGCAGCGCCCTGACCGAGTTCTGCGACATCCGCGACGCCATGCTGGCCCAGGCCACGGCACGCGGGGCCTTCAACGCCATGCGGGAGGCCGCGTGATGACAACCTGGGAAATCGACATCGAACTCCGCGTCAGAAAGACGCTGATCTTCGGCGGCCCGGCCACCGAGGAGGCCGCCCGCGCCATCGCCGCCACGGTGCTCCGCGGCGAGATGCCCATCGTGCCGCTGCTGAAATGGGAACCCGACGGCCACGGCTACGGACGCCATCCGGTCGAGACCATCATCGACAACGATCCCCAGATCGTCGCGGTCCGCGAGGTGGCGGGCGATGACTGACAATGGCCCGCTGGCGTATTCCGTCGCGCAACTCGCCGCCGCATGGGGCGTCTCGACGAGCCACATCTACGATCTTTGCGCGCGCGGCGGGTTGGGCCACCTTCGGATCGGCAATCTGATCCGCATCAGGCAGGCCGACAAAGAAGCATACGAGGCCCGGCAATGGCACGCCCCCGGCTCGAAACCCCAAACTACCGGCTCATCCTCCGCGGAGATCGTTTCTATGTCCGCTGGTGGGAAAACGGCGCGTGGCAACGCATTTCAACGGGGCAGACAGAGCGCCGCGCGGCGGAGCGATTCCTAAAGCAGTTCGAGGCCGGGCGCTCCACGCCGGAACCGCCGGAGCAACCGACCGTCTCGATGATCCTTGAAGGCTACCTCGCCGACCGCAAACCGGTCGTGCGGGGATATGGCGCGCTGGAGAACGTGGCGAAGCCGCTGCGCCGGCATTTGGGAGATCTCCAACCGGACCACCTGACAAAGGAGCGGTCGCGGTTCTATCTCAAACAGCGCCGTGCCGAAGGGCACATGGTTGGCCCCGCAACCGCGCGGCGGAAGAAGCCGATCAAAGACGGCACGGTGATCCGCGAGCTTGTAACGCTGCGGGCGGCGCTGCGATGGGCGCAGGCGGAACGGTGGATCGCCAATGTGCCGCACATCGAGGCGCCCCGGCAGCCCGCGCCGCGGGACCGCTGGCTGACGCGGGAGGAAGCCGATCGGCTGCTGGCATCGGCCCAGGCGCAGCACGTCAAAACGTTCCTCGCGACCTGCCTCTATACGGCGGCGCGCGCCGCGGCGGTACTTGAGCTGACCTGGGACCAGGTGAACCTCGAAGCCGGCCTTATCGACCTGGGGCATGCGCCGGGCGGAAAAGGAAGGGCGGTCGTTCCGATCGCCGCCAGTCTGCTGCCGGTCCTGGCCGAAGCGCGCGCAGCGGCGACGTGCCAACACGTGATCGAGCACGCGGGAAAACCTGTCGCCAGCGTCAAGACCGGAACGCGTGCCGCGGCGCGGCGGGCCAACCTCCCCGGCGTGACGCCGCACGTCTTGCGCCACACGGCGGCAACCTGGATGGCGATGAAGGGCGTGCCGATCGCCGAGATATCGCGCCTCCTGGGCCACGGCGACTCCCGTATCACCGAGCGGGTCTATGCCAAGCACACCCCGGACTACCTGCGCCGCGCCATCGAGGCCCTATCGGGGTAAGAGGCCCTTCGCCGCTTCGAGACCGCGTTCAATCATCTGGGGAATTATTGCTTTTACACACGGGACGTAGTATGTTCCGGGCATGAACCTGATCACTTTCGTAAAGACCTTCGCGACCGATGAAGTCTGCCGCGCGCACATGCAAAGTGTCCGCTGGCCGCATGGTCCGGTATGCCCCAGATGCGGAACGATCAACGACGCGGCGCATGTCGGCGGACGGCCCGGCGTGTTCCGCTGCAACGCCTGCAAGAGCCAGTTCACCGTCACGGTCGGGACCGCGATGGAAGGCACTCACCTGCCGCTCAACATCTGGTACCTCGCGATGTATCTGATGATGAGCACGGCCAAGCCGATCAGTGCCATGAGCCTGTCGCGCCAGATGCAAATTCAGTATCGGACATGCTGGCATCTGCTGCACCGGCTCCGCGCCATGCTGGAACGCGGCGACAAGCTGCCGCTCGCGGGCGTCATCGAGGCCGACGAAACCTATGTCGGCGGAAAGGCCGCCAACCGGCAGAAGCATTGCCCGGAACCGACACGCGGTCGCGGCACGGATAAGCCGATGGTGTTCGCGGCGGTTGAACGTGGCGGGGAAGCCCGCACGGCGGTCGTGAAGTCCGCGAGTGCCATGGCCCTCGATCCGCTGATGTATCGTTGGTTCGACCGGGACTCGATCCTCTGCACCGATGAACTGGCGACCTACAAGTGGTTCGGCGGCAAGATGCGGCGCCATCATAGCGTCACGCATTCCGCCCGCGAATATGCGCGCACGGAAGGCACGCTTCGCGTCCATACCAACACGGTCGAAGGGTTCTTCGGCCTGTTCAAGATCGGCATTCTCGGCATCCACCATTGGGTTTCCGCGAAGCATCTGCACCGTTACGCGACCGAACACGAGTTCCGGTACAACAGCCGCACGCATGACGCGCCCGACCGCATCGCGCGGTGCCTGATTGGTCAGCATGGGCGGCTCCGGTTGCGCGAGTTGTTCGCCTGATGGTGATGCAGGCAACGAAGGGACGGCTCTACGGCGGCGGTCTTGGAACCGTCGCGCGGATCGGCGGACAGTGCCGTGCCGTGTGGAACCTGTTCGTTGCCGAAAGCGCCGAACGCTACAAGGCGGAAGGCAAGTTCGTTTTCTACGCGGAGATGTCCGCCCGCCTGCCGAAGTTGATTAAGGAAGACCCGCGCCTCGCCGGGCTGCCGCACCGTGCGGCGCAGATGACGGTGCAGAAGTTGGATCGGGCGTTGCGCGATTGCGCCAAGAGCAAGGGCAACGCCCGGCGCGGCTTCCCCCGGTTCAAGAAGTACGCCGACAGGTCCGATGCTTTTTCGTTCGTTGGCCGCGAGGTTCGGGTTGAACCGGGCCGCATCCGTCTGCCGAAGATCGGCTGGCTTCGCGTGCGCGGCATGACGTTGCCCGACGGCGCGGCCATGAAGCAGGTCGCGGTGACGCAAGAGCCGAACGGTTGGCACGTCTCCATCCAGTTCGACGCGCCCGCCAAGGTCTACGCCGAACCCACGCTGCCCGCTGTCGGGATCGACGCCGGGTTGAACCACTTGGCGACCCTGAGCGACGGAACGCGCATCGCGCATCCTCGCCTCGCCAGGAAGGCCACGAAGCGGTTGCGCCGCTTGAACCGGGAGCGCGATCGGCGGCGCAAGGGCAGCGTGAACCGCAAGCGCACCGTGGTTCGCCTTGGCCGCACGCACCGCGCCCTTGGCGACGCGCGGAAGGATGCGATGCACAAGGCGACGCGGAAACTTGTCGATACCTACAGCGGCTTTGCCGTTGAAGATTTGAGCCTTCGCGGCATGATACGAACCCGGATGGCGGGATCGCTGGCCGATGCGGGGCTGGGAGAGTTTGTTCGGACCCTCCACTATAAAGCCGAGTGGGCGGGGAGGTCGTGGCATGTCCATGGCCGTTTCGCTCGCAGCACGGGCGTATGTCCCGACTGCGGCCACGTCGGCGAGAGGTTGGCCCTCTCCGTCAGGAGTTGGGCTTGTGATAGCTGCGGCGCGGTTCACGACCGCGACGTTGCCGCCGCCAGGGTGATCCTGGCTGGCGCGGTACTGCCAGTGGGGCAGGAACCGGCGGCTGCGATGCCGCGAAAGCGAGGCTCTGCCGTTCGTGGCGGGGATCGGGCATCCGCCCGGTCTAGTCACGGCGGGCCACCTTCGAATGTTGACGATGCTCTTGTGGACGAGTTCGCATGAGCAAAAGCAATAACCCCGATCATCTGCATCCCGACGAGTGTGACGTGATCGTGGGGTACTGTCCAAGGACCGACCGATGCTTCGCGACCAACATCACCGCCGGGCGTAGCGTGTACGTACTCAACCCGTCTCATTGGTTGTTGTCTTTGGACGACGTCTTCGGGACTGGCCCCGGTAATGAATTTCGAACTGGTCCCGCTAATGCCCCGGTAACACAACCGAAGGATTGGCGACCCGAGTCGGGAGACCTCGAAATACATAGCTAATTTCAATGGGTTATACTGGAGCGGGCGAAGGGATTCGAACCCTCGACCCCAACCTTGGCAAGGTTGTGCTCTACCCCTGAGCTACGCCCGCGCTCCGATCCGGACGAGCCTTCTAGGCAACTTTCCCGGCCAGCGCAAGACCCTTACAGCCAAGCGAACCGCGTGGCTGTGTCTGTTGGGTCCCCCTTCAGCCACACCTCGGAGACCACCTTACCCCATCAGACCCCCCACCCTTCCCGCCTGCCGCCGCCACGACTATAACCGGCCGATACCGCGGCGGAGGGGACCAACTCGATGCGCCAAATGACCTTGGTCGGCTTCCTGCAGGCGCAGAACTGTACCAACTTCGTCGGCTCCTGGCGCCATCCCCAAGCCCGGCAAGACTTCACCTCTGCCGAATATTACCGCCGCATCGGCCGAGCGCTCGAAGCCGGAAAATTCCATCTCGGCTTCTTCGACGACCGCCTCGCGATGCCCGACCTGTTCGGCGGCGACCACGCCCATACCGTCGCCAACGGCATCCGCTGCGTCAAAATGGACCCGATCACCATCCTCACCGTCATGGGGATGGCCACCGAACGCCTCGGCCTCGGCGCGACCTTCTCCACCACCTACTTCGAACCCTTCCACGTCGCCCGCGTCTTCGCCACCCTCGATCTGCTCACCGACGGCCGCGCCGCCTGGAACATCGTCACCTCGATGAACGACGGGGAGGCCCTGAATATGGGCCACCTGTCCCACGGCGAGCACGACAAACGCTACGACCGGGCGGACGAGTTCATGGAAGTCGTCATGGGCCAATGGGACGCCTGGGAAGACGACGCCATCGTCGCCGACCGTGAA